ATAATACCTACATTACTTCATACAATGCCAACATGGTAACGAATGAAGTGTTCATTGATACTGCAACTTTAAGGAAAAATATCGTTTCACTAGCAAGAAACATAGGTTATACACCCCGTCCAAGGCAAGCAGCACGGGCAACAGTGTCTTTCTTCGTTGATACTGATGGAATTACACCTGCACCTGCTTCTTTAACTCTTAAAAAAGGTCCAGTGGCAGCATCAGCAGCTGCTTTTGGTGGACAATCCTTTATTTTCTCGATTTTGAGTGATATTACGGTTCCTGTATTGGATGGAATTGCAAGTTTTGATGATGTTGAGGTTTATGAGGGAAATTTACTAACTCAAACTTACACTTTTTCGGCAAGAGTACCAAATCAGAAGTTTATTTTACCAAATATTGGTATTGATACTGATTTAATTTCAGTTTCAGTTAATCCAACCGAAGCTTCTGCAACAGAAACCAAATATAGTTCGCAAGATGATCTTTTTGATGTAGGATCTAACTCAAAAGTCTATTTTGTACAAGAAATTGAGGATGAAAGATACGAAATATTTTTTGGAGACGGAATTTTTGGAAAAGCACTTGAAGATGGCAATTTTATAACAATTAATTACATAACTTCAAATGGTGACGCTGCAAATGGAGTAAGTTCTTTCAATTTTTCGGGAAGAATTCAATATACTCGTAATGCACAGACTTATAATGTCACAACTGGCATTTCTTTGCTCACAACTGGTATTGTTGCTTCGGGTGGAGAGACAATTGAGTCTGTAGAGTCGGTTAGAAAGTTTGCTCCACGAATTTATGCGTCTCAAAACAGAGCAATTACCGCAAATGACTATGAATCACTAATTCCAGCAAAAATTTACCCAGAAACAGAGTCAATTTCCGTTTTTGGAGGTGAAGACCTTATTCCACCTCAATTTGGAAAAGTATTTATCAGCATAAAACCAAAAACTGGTGATTTTCTTCCAAATTTGGTTAAAGAACAGATGAAATTGAAATTGAAGAAATATGCAGTGGCAGGAATTGTCCCAGAAATACTTGATTTGAAGTATCTTTACCTTGAAGTGGATTCAAAGGTATATTATAACACAAATCTCGTAGAATCTGCACAAGCGGTCTCTAGTATTGTTCAAAACAATGCTAATAAGTATGCAGAATCTACAGAGATGAATAAGTATGGTGCTAGATTTAAATATAGTAAATTTTTATCAATTATCGATAATAGCAATGAATCTGTAACTTCTAATATTACAACATTGGTTATGAGGAGAGATTTGAGAGTTGTCTTAAATTCTTTTGCAGAATATTCCATTGGTTTTGGTAATGAATTCTATATTAAGAGAATGAGTGGATATAATATCAAATCATCTGCATTTAGAATTGCAGGAATATTAGATGATGTTTATATTGGAGATATTCCTAATACAAGTAGATTAAATGGATCTTTATTCCTATTTTCAGTTCCTTCTATAAATTCAGAATCTCCAAGAATTCTTAGAAGAAACGTAGGAACAATTGATTATAAAAGGGGAGTTGTTACTCTTAATCCAATTAATATTCAGTCTGGAATGCTTAAAGATGGGCAGACCATTATAGAAATATCAGCAAGTCCTCTTTCTAATGATGTTATTGGATTACAGGATCTTTATTTGCAACTAGATATTAATAATAGTAACTTTGAAATGGTTGTTGATGAAATTGCCTCTGGATTAGATCCTTCTGGCTCTAACTATATTACCTCTTCAAGTTATGCAAATGGTGCTTTAGTGCGTCCAGGTGGACGTAACAGTGGTGGTGGAGCAGGTGGATTTACTGGGGGAACTGGAGGAGGATCTGCCATACCTCCTACTTCTACCACATCTACATCTACCACATCTTCAACTACTCCTGCATCTTCTGGTGGTTCAACAGGTGGTGGTGGCGGTGGAGGTTACTAATAAATATTAAGTATGAAAAGTCCTTCAATCTACTAAGATAGAATAACATATAAAATGTCTACAAAAAGAATTCAGCTTAATAACATTGTTCAAAATCAGCTACCTGGATATGTCAGATCTGACTATCCATTGGTTGCTGAATTTTTAAAGTCATATTATCAAGGACAAGAGTATCAAGGTGGGCCAATTGATTTGGTTCAGAATATTGATCAATATACAAAGGTTAGTGAACAGGTTGGTATTACTGAACATGTTGGACTAGGTGCTTCTATAGGTATTGTTAATGATACAATTGAAGTTGATATGAAAGAAAATCCCACAGGAACTTTGGGATTTCCAAAATCTTATGGATTGTTAAAAATTAATAATGAAATTATTACATACACTGGAATAACTACTTTTGCTTTTACTGGATGTGTTAGAGGTTTCTCTGGCATTAGTTCATACAAAAGTGATATTAATCCAGAGGCATTAGTATTTGAATCTACATCTGCACAAGAGCATAGTAAAGGAGATAGTATACAAAATCTAAGTTCTCTTTTTCTTAAAGAATTTTTAGTTAAGACTAAGCATCAACTTACTCCTGGATTTGAATCAAGAAAACTATCACCAGATTTAGATCAAAATATTTTCATAAAACAGTCTAAAGACTTTTATTTAAGTAAAGGTACTGATAGAGGTTTTGAAATTTTATTCAAAGCTTTATATAATGAAAATGTAAAAATAATAAGACCATCTGAATTTCTTTTTACACCATCTAATGCAAATTACGAAATAACAAGAGATTTTGTTGTAGAACCAATTTCTGGTGATCCAATGAATCTTGAATTATCTACATTATATCAAGATGCATATCAAGATAATAATATTGATAGAGCGTATGCTCCCATAACTCATGTTGAAGCAATTAATGTTAGTGCTGGAACTACATTTTATAAATTAAGTATTGATGCAGGATATAATAGAGATTCTAGAGTAGAGGGTTCTACATATGGAACTTTTATCACACCTCCTAGAACAAGAATAATTGGAGAAGTTGGAGCAGGTATTAGTGTTATTGATGTAGACTCAACAGTTGGATTTGCATCAACTGGAGAACTGCATTTTAAATATATTGATAATACTGTAGGGGTTAGTTCATATACGTCAAAAAATTTAACTCAATTCTTTGGACTTAGTGGAATTGGAAAAACTATTTTAAGTGGAGAAACTATTGGTATTAATACGTTTGCGTATGGAAGATCTGTTGTAAATTTTGATGATACAATTGAAGTAAGAATTACGTCGGTCATAGATACTCTCGAATATGATAATGATAATTGTCTTTATGAAAAAGGTGATACTATAAAAATAAAAACTCTTGGAATTGGAGATACTGGATTTAAAACAGAAGAGTGGTTCTATAATGTTGCCCCTGTATATAAAGTTGATAGCATTGTTTTAAAAGATACATCAGATTTTACTTATGAAATAACTTTAACAACTGATCATGACTTTAAGGTAGGAGATAAGTCTGTTGCTATTTTGGTAGGTAGTGATGGTAGAAATTTACCAGTATCGGATATAACACAATTAACATCTTCAAGATCTTTTATTATCAAAGGTCAAGGTGCAATTAATACTGATTTAAATTTTACTATAGAAAGACAAATTCTAAAAACAAATGCTATAAATTTTCCAGAGGCATCTAATTTTACTACAAATATACAAAACATATACACTAAACCATTAGATATTGTTGGTGGTAGACCATATGTTGGTCCTGAGCACTTTCACCCCAAAACGGGTAAACGAATGGTTGGAGAGGTTCATATAGATAAGCCTCATGCGACCATTACCACCAGTTCTAAACCCAACGATAAAAAATTACTAATATCCTCATCTTCTATTCCAACTTATGGATCACAATCATTAGGTGTTAGTGATGGTAAAATTGTTTTTAGTGGAACTTTTAGTGGTGATGAATATGAGGTCATAACGAATGCAACAACAACTCCTTCTGGAGTTCCTATTTTTGATCATGGATTCCATACTGGTGATGCAATTTATTATACACCACAAATAATTAATGACGCTTATGTAGATCCAACTAGTGATAATACTATAGACAACTTTGTTGTTAAATCATCTCTAATGGATGAGGGTCTTTACTTCGTTAAAAGAGTAAATGAAACAACACTTAAGTTTGCAAAAAGTGGTTCTGATCTTTATAATGAAAAGTTTATCAATATTGATAATGATGGCACAAGAACTGGTATTGTAACTGATAATATAATTTCACCATTTAAATTTAATAATAAAACTTTAACCTCTCAAAAATTATTAAGAGAAGTATGTCCACCAGATAATACAGGAACTGTATACGAAACCACACCTGGACATACTGGTATATTGGTGAATGGTGTAGAAATTTTAAATTATAAATCTTTTGATCAAGTTCACTATGGAAAACTTGAGGGTATAGATGTTCTTGCTGGTGGAAGAGACTATGATGTAATAAATCCACCTTTCTTACATATTAAAGATTCTGTTGGTAGTGGAGCTACTGGATTTGTAGCAGTATCTGGAGAACTAAGAGAACTTAGAATTATTGATCCTGGATTTGATTATCAAGAACCTCCAACATTAAAAATTACTGGTGGTAATGGATCAGGAGCTCGTGTTTCTGTAAACATGCAGTCCGTAGATCATTCAGTTTCATTTGAATCTAATTCTCCTAGAGTGGTTCTTGATACAAGTTCTAGTTTACCATCTACGATTGGATTTACAACTTATCACAAATTTAAAAACGCAGAAGAAGTAATATATGTTACAGATAACCAAGAAGTTGTTGGTGGATTAACCACTAGTTCAACTTACTTTGCTGCTGTTGTTGGTAGTGGGGGAACAACCATCAGACTTCATAAAGATGAAGCAGGTGCTCTTGCAGGAATTAATACTATTGCATTAACCTCTAGGGGAGTAGGAAAACATTTTATAAAATCTCTTAATAAAAAATCCATAGTTGAGTCTATTAATATAATTTCAGGTGGAAGTGGATATCAAAATAAAAAAAGAACTGCTGTTCCTGCAGGTATAAACACTTCTTTAAATTGTATTGAAATTAAAAATCATGAGTATGAGTCTGGAGAAATTGTTACTTATACTTGTGATGGAACACCAATAGCAGGACTTACCACTTCTACTGATTTTTATATTACTAAAAAAGATGATGATAAGTTTTATCTATCAAGTGTTGGAGTAGGAACCACCGCTAGTGATTTTTATTATAAGACTAAACAATACAGACCTCTTACGAATATTGGTGTAGGAACTCATGCTTTTAATTATCAAGATATTACTGTAAGTATTAAAGGAGATGTTGGAGTATCTTCAGTAGGATCTGATACCTTTGAACTCAAAGTTCAACCTATAATTAGGGGTGAAATAACATCTGTTCATTTATCAAATAATGGAGTTGGATATGGAGCATCTGAAATTATTAATTTCATTAGAGAACCAGAGGTAACTTTATTATCTGGATCGAATGCTCAATTAACACCCATCATTAGTGGTGGACAAATTATTGAAGTTATTGTAGAAAACAAGGGAACTAATTATAATTCACCTCCAAATTTACAAATAAATGGAAGTGGTGCAGGTGCTGTAATAACTCCTATTCTAAAAGTAGTTGATCTTAATAATAACGCTTCCTCTGTTGGCATAGGAACAACTGTTAATTATATTTTAGAATCTGTTAATGTAATACATCAAGGAATTGGATATGATAAATCAAACACTTCTATAGATGTTATAAATTCTGGAACTGATAGTAAATTACGTTCTCATACTCAAAAATGGAATATTAATTTATTTGAAAAATATTATCAAACTCAACAAATTACGGATGATGATGGAATTATAAAAGAGGGTAATATTGAACTGCAATATAATCATTTATATGCCCCTAGAAAATTAAGACAAACTGTTTACGCAACTAATCAAGAGGGTCAGTCATTATATGGTGAACCAGATTTAAAGAAGGTTAATGGTCAAGAAACTCCATCAAATAATCACTCACCAATTATTGGTTGGGCATACGATGGAAATCCAATATATGGACCTTATGGTTATATAAAGAAAGAGGGTGGAACTGTATCTCAGATGAAATCTGGGTATGTTGAAGAAGCTTTAATTAAAGAAAATAGACCACCGTTAAGTATATTTCCTGCAGGATTTTTCTGTGATGATTTTACCTATAAGGAAGTAAGTGATGAAACTGTTTTGGATGAAAATAATGGAAGATTTTGCGTAACTCCACAATTCCCAAGTGGAACTTACGCTTACTTTGCTACAATAGATAATTCTGGTGCAGAACAGGGTGGTCAATTTAACTCATTTAAATTACCAGTATATCCTTATCTCATTGGACAAAATTATTATTCAACTCCAAATGATTTTAATTTCTTAACATCTTCAAATCAAGATGATTTTGAAATAGAAAATACCACATGGTGTAGAAATACTACCCCATATAATTTAATCCACGACGGTGAAGCATATTATCCATATCTTCCTCTTCCTAATAATCTATCTCAAACCATAGATGTTGTTGGAACTGAACCAGGTTTTGTAGAAAGTATTGGAATTGAGACTGGTGGAAAAAATTATCAAATTGGTGATAAAGTAATATTTAATAATACTGGTACTAAAGGTCGAAGTGCATCAGCTAAAGTTTCACGACTTCTTGGTAAATCTGTAAGTAGTGTAAGTGCTGCTACCAGTAGTATAAGCAATGTAGAAATATATCCTTCAAGTCAAAAAGGAATTTATAGTATCGTTTCCGCAGAACCACATCAATTTGTTAATCTTGATATTATAACAGTCACTGGATTATCTACAACTTCCTCTGAAATTGGTGGAATTTATAACGTTGGAATTACTTCTACCAAACTTAGTGTAATTGGATTAGGAACCACTGCTGTTGCTATTGGTACTGATGGTGCTACAGGTATAGTAACACATATTGATGTTCGAGGAGATTTATCAAAACTTCAATCTAATGATATTCTTGGAATTGGAACAGAGACTTTAAAACTATTAAATGTAGAACCTCTTCTTTCTAGAATTAGAGTTCTTAGGGCTAATAATGGAGTCACAGGAATTTCTCACACTGTAACCTCAGAAATTCTTGAGGATCCTAGAAAACTTACTATTAATTCTGGATTTAGTTCTGATTATGAATATAGAGTAAATCAACAAATTTATTTTAATCCTGTTGACTCTGTAGGATTAGGAACAAGATCTGGAGTTGGTATTGGTACTACAATTGTATTCAGTAATCCTGGTATTGGAATAACTCAAAAATTCATTCAAACAAAAGCAATTTTCCTTCCTAATCATGGATTAAAGACAGGTGATAAATTGACATACTCTCCAAATGTGGGTGAGGGTCTTAATATTAGAGAAGATGGTGCTGCTGCTAATACAGGTATATCAACTTTAATAAATGGTCAGACTGTTTTTGCTGCTGTAATTACAGAGGATTTAATAGGTATATCCACTTGTAAGGTAGGTTTAGGTAGTACAGGCACTTTTGTGGGCATTGCAAGCACACAGAGGGATAGTACAACAGTATTCTTCTCTGGAATAGGAACTGGTGTTTTCCATAGCTTTAAGACTAATTATGATGTAATCACTGGAGAAATTCGTAGAATTACTGCAACTGTTTCTACAGGTGAAACTCATGGTTTATTGAATTATGAAAATGTTTATGTAGATGTTGTTTCTGGTCTCACAACAACAGTTAGTGTTAAGTATAATGATTTTAATAGAAGAATGATAACTGATCCAAAATCATTTACTGCTTCTGGAGTTAATACTACAACAAATTCAATTACAATTAATAATCATGGTTATGAAACTGGTGATAAGATTATTCATACAGCATCCACTCCTGTTGGTGGTTTGGACAATAATGAAATTTACTATATTGTTAAAGTTGATACAGATAGTTTTAAATTAGCTAATACAGATTACTCTGCCAATGAACCAAAACCAGACGTAGTAGGAATTACTAGCACTTCTACAGGAACAATTAGTTTAATTAACCCAAGAATAAAAGTATATAAAAACTCGAAAGTTGAGTTTGATCTTTCTGACCAATCTTTAGGATATGTTGCACAATCAACAAATTATCCAGCATTTGCACTAAACTTATACACTGATAAAAATTTAACAAAAAAATTCGATACCTCTCCAGAATCTACAACATTTAATGTTACAAGAAATGGATCTCCAGGTGTATCTACTGATGCAAAAGTAACTTTATCTGTTACTGAAGATATTCCAAATACATTATATTATAGTTTAGATCCTGTATTTGAAAGCACATTACCATTTGTTAAAAAAGAAATAGTTGTTGATACAGAGGTTTTATCAGGAAATGAAATACAAGTTACTGATAGTGAATTTAATGGAAAGCAAATAATAACAGTAGGTGCTACTAATCAATTCTCATACAATTTAAGAAAACCTCCTGAGAGAACTTCTTATGCAACAACATCATTTGTATCATATGAAACTGATAGTCCAACTGCATATGGTGAGATTGTAAACTTTGAAATAAACAATCCTGGTCAAAATTATTATAATCTTCCTGGTATATCTACGATTAATACTGAAGTTGGTAGTGGTGCTATTATTGAGGCAAAGAGCACTTCCATTGGAAAAATTAAAACATTAAAAGTTAAAGATATTGGATATGATTTCCCATCTGATAACACTGTAAAACCCGATGCTGCTCTACCTCAGATTATTAAGATAGACGCTTTAATGTCTATTGAATCTATTGGAATAACTTCTTTTGGAAGAGGTTATATTTCTTCACCAGATTTAATTCTTATTGATGGAAAAACTAAAGAACCAGTTTTAGATGCTGATCTAAAATATACTTTAGGAAATCCTAAAGTAGAAATTTTAAAGAATACTAAGGGTATTAGTAATGCACCACCCACTATTATAACTGACAAAAATAGCAATGGTATTGGAATTGCCACTGTTGGTTTTAATACTGAAAATTATGATGTAACAATACAATTATCAGTTGGATTTAGCACTGCTGATACATTCCCAATAGCTGTTGGTGATGAGGTCTTTATAGAAGGAGTTGGTGTAGGAGTTGGAACAACTGCAAGGGGATATAATTCTGAAAATTATAATTATAGTCTCTTTACTATAACATCGATTGATGAAAACTATGGAGGAATTGGAACTGTCACGTATAATCTTTCCGATTACTTTACTGGATTATCTCCTGGTTTATCTGCAGGAACATTTGATTTTGTTAATTCTTCTGGAAGAATCGTTCCTAAGAAATTCATGCCTACGTTTGATGTTAAATTAACACCGAATGATTTTTCAGAAAATGAGGTAGTTACTGGATCTATTAGTAGTGCTAGAGGAAATGTTGATAGTTGGAATCCAAATACTGGTATTTTAAGGGTTTCTAATACTGATGGATTTGTGGTTAATGATGTTATAAAGGGACTATCTTCATTTACTCAAGGTGTGGCCTCATCTATAAAATCATTTGATTCGTATATCAAATTAAATGCAACTTCAAGAGTTGAAAAAGGATGGCAAACTGATTCTGGATTCTTCAATACACACATTCAAAGAATACAAGATAGTGATTACTATCAAAATCTTTCTTACTCAATAAGTTCTAGAGTTGACATAGAAGTTTGGGATGATCCCGTCTCTACTTTAAATCATACATTAGGATTTAAAAAATTCTCTGATTATCAATTAGAATCAACTTCTTCTGTTAGGGTTGGATTATCTACGGAATTATCTGATGTTTCTGTAGTAAATGATCTTTATGGCGTTGCTAATTTAAATTGTGTTTATGATTTTGACTTAGTATCTGAAAATGCTTTAGATATTACAGGAGAAGATGCTTTCTCTACAGAAATAACTTTCTCAAGTAGAGTATTAAAAGATTTCCAAGAATCAGTTGGAAATAGAGTTGTATCCATAGATGATTTTAGTGGAATATTTAACAGCAATCCAAGAGCAACTAGATTTAGCACTGTTAATCGATGGACATTAGCAGATAGAAGGGCATTAAAATATATTACTTATGTAAGAGATAAAAGATTTGGTGCTCAAAGACAATTGATGATTGTTGATATTATTCATGACAATACATTTGGTTATATTAACCAATATGGAAGAGTTGAAAGTGTTTATGATCAAGGTGATTTTGACTTTGCTATTTCTGGTAGTGAGGGTCAATTAAACTTCTTCCCAGTAAAATTCTCTGTCAACGACTATCATGTTGCAACACTTTCATACAATTTAGATGATAACTTATTAAGCACTGGCAGCACTGTTATTGGCCCATCTTTGGTTGATTCGGAAAGTGTTACCATAGGCACAGGAACGGGTACAACAACAATTGTAGGTATTGCAAGCACTTATAGATCTGCAAAAGTTATCATTAATATCAATCCTGATATTAGTGGCACTGAACATGAATATAACCAATTGAATATCATCCATAACGATGATGAAGTTGATATAATGGAATATGGAAGATTAACTACAGTCACTACTCCAGAGGCAATTGGTGGTCTTGGAACTTATCGTGGTTATATTGATGGCACACAATTAAAGGTTGATTTTATTGCTAATTCTAGTGTTGGCATAGGAACAACTGGTGTAATTAATACTATTCTTGTTGCCATGGGAGATTCTACTTCTACAGGTATTGGAACAGTGGATCTTAAACATGCAAGGTTAGAAAGTAGAACAACTGAAATTTCATCCTCCTCTTCTCCAGGTATTACTACCATTGGTTCATATCCTTCAGATTATGAGGCTGCTTATGGCACTGTTCAGGTAACTGATGCAACCAATCAAGTTTACTCTATGTTTGAGTTTGCAGTAGTTACTGATTTTGTTGAGAGTTCAACAACAGAGACATATGATATAGAATTTGCTAATGTTTCATCTGGTGTATCCCCATCTGGATTAGGAACATTTGGATCAAAAGTTTCATCTGCAGGAACTGTCTCATTACTCTTTACTCCTGTGGCAAGTATTAATGCACAAGTTAATGTGTATATGAATGCGATAAGAATACAGGATGATTCTAAGGATACAATAGACTTTAATAATGGAGCAATAGAAAGTGGATTTGGAGAATATAAAGGAACTGAGAGTGATGTTCTAACAGCTTTTGGATTATCTCATGAAGGTGATCCAATCTTTAGAAAACCATTTGATGGTAGTGATAGTTCCATAGTAGATGTTACTAACAATACTATCAACTTACCAAATCATTTCTTTGTTACTGGTGAGGAATTAGTGTATACCAATCCTGGTTCGGGTGTTACAATGTCAATTGGGGTTGCCAGCACTAATGGATTTGTTGGAGTTGGCACAACTACTTTGTTACCAACTAAAGTATTTGCTGTTAAAATTGATGATGAGACCATTAAACTTGCAGAGACCGTCTCTAAGGCACTTCAGACCGTCCCAGAGGTCGTTGATATTACAAGTGTAGGTATTGGAACTTCTCATGCTTTTAACTCTGTTAATCAGAATAATAAAGCTCTTATTACTTTAGATAATATTATCCAATCTCCCATTGTTTCAACTGCAGTAACAACTCATTTAGCAGATCAAGTATTTACCACTGATGATAATATTGAGTTTGCAGGAATTACCTCATTCTTTGGGGGTGATCTAGTTAAGATTGGTAATGAAATATTAAGACTTGATTCTATTGGTCAAGCAGGAAATGATAATCTTATTCGAGTTAAAAGACCTTTCGCTGGAACTTCTTTAGCAGGATATGGTACAGGAACTTTAGTTACTAAAGTAGATGGTAATTATAATATTGTTGATAATACTTTAAACTTCACAGAAGCACCTTATGGAAATGTTCCGTTAAGCACTACTACTAACCCACCAGATTCAAGAGACTTTACTGGAATTGCAACTGGATCTAGTTTTGAAGGAAGAACATTTATGCGTTCTGGTGTCCCAGATACAGCAAATGAACCATATCATAGAAATTATATTTTTGATAGTTTATCTTCTCAATTTACAGGACAAAACTCAGACTTCGTATTGAAATCTGGTGGATCAAATGTGCAAGGAATTACAACTGATAATGCGATAGTTCTTATCAATGATGTTTTCCAAACTCCTGGTACTACTAATGAATATACTATAGTAGAGGACTCTACTGTTGGTGTTACAACTATTTCATTCACTGGAACTGGAAGTTCTACATCTGACGTAAATGTTGGCAATCTTCCTAAAGGTGGAATAATTGTTTCTGTAGGATCTAGTGAGGGATTTGGATATCAACCTCTAGTTGCTGCAGGTGGAACAGTCACTGTTGCTGCTGGTGGCACAATTAAATCTATTAGTATTGGTAATACAGGTTCTGGATATAGAGCAGGTATTCAAACAGTTAATGTTGGTATACAAACTATTAACCGTCCTGGTGCAAACGTGATAGGAATTGGCACAGCACAAATTACAACTGGACATATTACAGGTGTTGCTGTTACTAATGCAAATCATATATTCTACTCACCTAGACAAGTAGCAAATGTTGGATACAGTTCTGTAACTGGTATCTCTACTATCACCACACAAACTATTCATAATTTACATGCTGGTGATGAGATCGTATTATCAGGTATTGCATTTACTTGTGATTATAAACCTGCTCTTGGAATTACCACTGTAGGTTATACCACTACAACTGGTATAATGACAGTTACCACTGCTGGTGCTCATGGATTCTCAACAACAGGTCAGAATAGTGTTGTAATCTT